ACAACAAATACATTAACAGCAACAAACGTATCTGGCAACTTTATTTCAAACGAATCTATTGTTGGAGCAGTAACAAATACATCACGCAATTTCACTTCATTCGTGCTGACACCGCATACATATGCTACTGTTGTCACGACACCTTCACCTAATACAGCAACAGCAAATTCAAATTACACATACAACACAGTAATAACCGAATCACAATAAAATGAATAAACTTGAACAAAATATGCAAGAAATATTTGATATTGATATCAAAGGCACTGAACTTGTGCCTAAAGAAGAAGCTAAAGTGCCTGTAGTAAATGAAGAATTAAAGAATGATCTAGAAGATGCATATCAACAATCTAAAGATAATCTTCAACACTTAATTGATCAAGGTAAAGATGCTATGGAAGAGATACTCAACATAGCAAAAAATAGTCAACACCCAAGAGCATTTGAAGTTTACGGCACCTTGCTCAAAAATATGACAGACGCAAATAAAGAACTATTAAGTATACAAAAACAAATGCGAGAAATTAGCGGTGCTAAACAAGAAGCATCTCAAACAAATATTGATAAAGCCGCTATCTTTGTAGGCTCTACTGCTGAATTAAATAAGTTGCTCAAAGGTAAAGCATGAACAACAAAGATTCCTACCGTGACAATCCGCTGTTAAAAAAGGTAGGCGTTCAACACCCGTATACGCAAGAACAGATTGATGAGTATGCTAAGTGTGCTGTTGATCCGGTGTATTTTGCCGTAAACTATATTAAGATTGTCAACGTTGATGAAGGTCTTATACCATTCAAGATGTGGGACTTTCAGAAAGAAATGATTAAAACATATCATGAAAATCGTTTCTCAATCACAAAATGTCCTCGTCAGGTCGGTAAAACAACAACTTCAGTTGCCTATCTTCTTTGGTCAACTATCTTTACCGATTCTCAATCTGTTGCAGTTCTAGCTAACAAGGGTTCTCTTGCTCGTGATATTTTAGCTAAGTATCAACTCGCATACGAGAATTTACCCGTATGGTTACAACAAGGTGTTGTTACATGGAACAAAGGTAACGTAGAACTAGAGAATGGCTCTAAGATTATTGCCGCTTCTACATCATCATCAGCGATTCGTGGAGGTTCATTCAACATAGTATTCTTAGATGAATTTGCGTTCGTTCCTAACAACATTGCCGAAGAATTCTTTAACTCTGTGTATCCTGTAATCTCATCAGGTAAAACATCTAAGATTATTATTGTTTCTACACCAAACGGTATGAATCTATTCTATAAACTATGGATGGATGCTATCGGTAGAAAGAACGGCTACAAACCATTTGAAATTCACTGGTCGATGGTACCAGGTCGTGATGAAAAATGGAAAGAAGAAACAATTCGCAACACTTCTTTACGCCAGTTCCAGCAAGAGTTTGAAACAGAATTCTTAGGATCATCAAATACTTTGATCTCAGGATACAAGTTAGCTCAATTGAGATACATTGATGCTATTGCTGAACACGATTTAATGAAAATTTATGAGATGCCGATCAAAACAGACGGCATTAAATACGTCAAAGACAAGCTATATTGTATCGTGGTTGACGTTTCAGAAGGTAAAAACTTAGATAGTTCAGCATTTTCAGTCATTGATATCTCGGAGTTGCCGTATAGGCAAGTTGCAACATACAAGAGTTCGTCAATTACCCCATTGTTGTTTCCCACTGTTATCTATAATGCGGCAAGATTCTACAACGATGCGTATGTTTTAGTAGAGATAAATAATACACCACAGATCGCAGATACTTTACATGCAGATTTAGAGTATGAAAATCTATGGAAAGTGTTTACCGGTAACAAGAAACCACAACAATTGTCTGCTGGATTTGCTAGAGGTATTCAGTTAGGTCTAAAAATGTCACCACAAGTTAAGAAGATCGGTACTTCTAACTTAAAAACTTTGATTGAAGGTGACAAATTATTGATTAATGACTTTGCTACTTACTCAGAATTGACAACTTTTGTTGAAACAAAGAATACATTTGCCGCTGAACAAGGTGCAAATGACGATTTGGTAATGGGTTTAGTTATGTTTGGATGGGTTACAACGCAACCATATTTCAAAGAAATCGTTGCACACGACCTAAGAAAACAGGTTCAATTAGAGAATATGAACCAGTTTGACGAGGAAACTGTAGTTGAACCGATCATGGATGAAGGTATGAGATATGACTTGGAGCTTGCTGATGGTGATTTATGGGAAGTAGCAGACGGTAGCCCGGTATACAGCAGATATATGCGTGATGCTTTAGATAGGCTGTAAAAGTGCTGATTCATAAATACATTTATTGGTATAATCTGCCAAAAAGAACAAAATAATTCAAGGAGAAAACAATGGCGATTCAAATCTCTCCAGGCGTAAATACAACTGAGATTGACTTAACGACAGTCGTTCCAGCCGTACTGACGACTGCTGGTGCATTTGCTGGTAACTTCCAATGGGGTCCAGCAAACAAAATCATGTTAGTAGACAGCGAGACAACTTTAGTAAACACATTCGGACCACCAGATTCAAATTCTGCAACTGCTTTCTTTACTTCAGCTAACTTCTTAGCTTACGGTAATAATCTTAATGTAGTTCGTGCGGTAAATACAAATAGTTCAACACAAGCAAACAACGCTATCGGTAACGGTGGTGCCGCAGGCGTTCAAATCTTAAATGAAGACATTTATTTGACAGAATATATGAATGGCTCTTCAAACGCTTACGGTTGGTTTGCCGCTAGATATCCAGGTTCATTAGGTAACTCACTTGCAGTTTCTGTTTGTGACAACTCAACAACATATTCTTCTTGGGCATACAAAACATTGTTCAACCAAGCGCCAGGAACTTCAGCATATGCCGCTTCAGTTAACGGTCAGAATGATGAGTTACACGTAGTTGTTATTGATACTGTCGGTAACATTACAGGTACTGCTGGTACAGTTCTAGAGACTTTTGGTTTCTTATCAAAAGGTTCTGATGCTACTATCAATGGTGTTTCAAACTACTGGAAACAAGTAATCTTTACAAATTCTCATTACATCTATGCGATGGACCCACCAGAGTATTCAGCTACTCACTCAACATGGGGTCTAACTTGCCCAAATACAAACTTCCAGCAATTAACTGCCGCAGATACTATTCAGTTGTCATTGGGTACAAATCCTAAAGCAACAGATTCTTCATTGGAAACAGCGTTTAGCTTATTTGCAAATAAAGACTATGTTGATATTCAGTTAGTTTTGACTGGTGATGCTGACGTAACACTACAAAATTACATTTACAGCAATCTAATTTCTTACAGAAACGATTGCGTAGGATTCTTCTCACCACCATCAAGCACTGTCATAAACAATGCTGGTAGTGAAGCATCATCAGTTGTAAATTATTTCCAAAATACATTAGCAGTTCAATCATCATATATTGTTGCCGATTCTAACTGGAAATATCAATTTGACAAATACAACAATGTTTACCGTTGGATACCATTGAACGGTGATATCGCTGGTCTATGTGTAAACACTGATGCAGTCGCAGATCCATGGTATTCACCAGCAGGTTTCAATCGTGGCAACATTAAAAATGCTATTAAACTAGCATGGAATCCAACAAAACCATCTAGAGATACTTTGTATGCCGCAGGTATTAACCCAATCGTGTCATTCCCTGGACAGGGTATTGTTCTATACGGCGATAAGACTCTACAAGCTAAACCTTCTGCATTTGACAGAATCAACGTTCGTAGATTGTTCTTAGTGCTAGAGAAAGCAATTTCAACAGCCGCACAGTACTCATTGTTTGAATTTAATGATTCTTTCACACAAGCACAATTTGTTAACTTAGTGACACCATTCTTACGTGATGTTCAAGGTCGCCGTGGTATTACAAACTTCTACGTTCAATGTGATTCTACAAACAACACACCTGCTGTTGTTAACGCAAATCAGTTTGTCGGTAGCATCTATGTTGTACCAAATCGTTCTACAAACTTTATTCAATTGAATTTTGTTGCTGTTGATACTGGCGTTGACTTCTCAACAGTTGTTGGCGCAGTCTAAATAAAACAATTAGGAGAATACAATGACATTCAATGTAGCAGAATTTAGAGCGCAATTAGTAGGTGATGGTGCAAGACCAAACCTATTTAATGTGACTCTAGTATTACCAACAATCGTTAATAACGCAACAGTAGCTGGACAAAAACTCCAGTTCATGGCAAAAGCCGCACAATTACCAGGTTCTACAGTCAACAACGTACCACTTCACTATTTCGGTCGTGAAGTTAAGTTTGCTGGTAACAGAACATTTGCTGACTGGACATTAACAATCATCAACGATGAAGACTTCTTGATTCGTTCAGCAATGGAAAATTGGCTCAATGCTATCAATAGTCATGCTGGTAACTTACGTGCCGCTAACGCATTAGGTCCATCTAACTATACAACAGATGCTACTGTTACACAATACAGTAAATCTGGTGCTGATATTCAAGCATACGATTTTGTTGGTTTGTTCCCAGTTGATGTTTCCACAATTGATCTAAATTGGGACACAACAGATTCTATTGAAGAATATTCAGTAACATTTGCATATCAATACTGGACAAACCAAGCAAGTACAGACGCTTAATTATTTTAAGGAGACCTTTACCGGTCTCCAATATGTTTTTGTGAAATGAAAAAAAGGTAATATGAATCCATTAAATAAATTCTCGCTGTTCGGTTTCACTATATCCCGTGACAAGGATATGGAAGCACAGAGCACCCAGCCGTCATTCTCACCACCGAGTAATGATGACGGTGCTTTAACTATTACTTCTGCCGCTTATTACGGCACGTATGTAGACTTAGACGGTACTGCAAAGAATGAAGTAGAGTTGATATCACGCTATCGTGAAATGGCTATGCAACCAGAAATTGAATCTGCTATTGACGATATTGTAAACGAGGCAATCTGTCAAGACGAGAACGGCAATAGTATCAAGATTGTTTTAGATGATGTCAATACTACAGACAAAATTAAGAAAACAATCTCAGCAGAGTTTGATACCGTTTTAAGATTAATGAATTACAAGAATATGTCTCACGATATATTCAGACGATATTACGTAGACGGTAGACTTTTCTATCACGTTATTATTGATAGAGAAAACCCAACAACCGGTATTAAAGAACTCAGATATATTGATCCACGCAAACTTAAGAAAGTTCGTGAGATTAAAAAGACTAAAGATGAGCGTACCGGCGTTGACATTATGACAGTGGTCAACGAATACTATATTTGGAACGACAAGGTCACTACAGGATCGTCTTCCAGCTTCGGACCAGTAGGTGTACGCATAACCACAGACTCAGTGCTTTCAGTCGTTTCTGGCTTGATGGATTCACGCCGTGCCGTGGTTTTATCGTATCTACATAAAGCAATTAAACCACTCAATCAATTACGTATGATTGAAGATGCGACAGTTATCTATCGTATCTCAAGAGCACCAGAAAGACGTATATTCTACATTGACGTAGGTAACTTACCAAAACTTAAAGCTGAACAATACCTACGTGACATCATGGTTAAATACAAGAACAAACTTGTATATGATGCTAACACCGGTGAAGTTCGTGATGACCGTAAGTTCTTGTCTATGATGGAAGACTTCTGGCTACCACGTAGAGAAGGTGGTAAAGGTACAGAGATTACTACATTACCAGGTGGACAAAATCTAGGTGAACTAGAAGACGTTAAGTATTTTGAAAAGAAGCTATATAAAGCATTGTGTGTGCCGATTTCTCGTTTGAATCCTGAGACATCAGGTTTCTCTCTTGGTCGTAC